AGATTTTACCTGTCAATTGGTTATTATCCAAATCTTCAGGTGTGTTTTCTACAACCACACGGAAGTCGATTAAACCTCTGTCTCTTCTAATAGAGTCTAAGATTGGGTTAACCGCATCTAAGAAGTCTTGTCTTACTTGGTCATCGTTCTGTTCGAACAACAATCTTACCGCTACCGCCGAAATCAACTTACGAGCTTGTAACAACAATCTTCTTACATTAATTCTGTCAAGTGCAGATTCTCTAATTTGTAGAGTCTTATTACCCCAAATTACTGTACCCACATCTGAGAATGTTGCGATTGGGTTCAATCTACCTTGGTATAATGTATCTCTATCTTCTTGAGTTAACTTCTTACGTGCTTTAACAGCATTTACCAAACCTCTTGTGTAACCCGCAGTTGCGAACCAAGGGAATGCGATGTTATCTGTTAACGCTAAGTTCTTAACAACCTCTGCCGTTGGTGGGATGTAGATTTGTGTGTTGTTCACACTATCCCTTGTCAATACCCATGGGTAGTAAGTTGCCGTGTAGTTCGAATCTATATCTGACTCTTCTAAGTTATCCACTGCTTCATCAGGGTAGATGAAATCTGTTTCGAACGCTGAAGTATTAGGAACAAACATGTTGTAATCAGGAGTTGTACAGATGTAAATTGAATCTGCTCTATCTGTTTCAATCATGTCAATCGCCTCTTCAACCAAGTTTGAGTGATTAGTGTAATCAATACCTGGTGTTGTGAAAATATTAATGTTCACTGCTTCAGGGTTTTCGAATGTTTTCTGACCCATTAAGTAAGCGTAGTAATCAGTGTTTGCCCAATCAGTTGAGTTTTCACCAACAGTGATTTGTTTGAATTGTCCCCATCCTGTTGCAGTTGGGAATGACACTGAAGGTGCTGCACCTAATAAGTAACCTGTACCACCCAATCTAAATGAATCTTGATTTGAACGGAACTCTCTGTAGATATCCCATCCGTCAAAACCACCTTTAGGTAATAATGTGAACTTACGAGCATTTAATCTGTAGTAAGGGTTTGATTGTGATGTTGGTTCACTTCTGAATTCTGCATCACCCACTTCAAACGCCGTTTCACCTGAAGTCACATATTGACCTGAAATCGTTACTACTGTTGCTCCTGAATCCATGTGGAAACCTTTTGTAAGGTATGCCCAATTGTTACCTTCAGTAGCAGTACCCAAGTTAGTTGGGTTTTGTTTACCTTTATACATAAAGAAGTCAGAATCAATACCTACAGTATTTGAAATACCTAAGTAAGTCTTTCTTACTTTATCACCTGCACTTCTTGAGATGTTACTACCACCTGTAGATGTACCGAATGGTGGGTTGTAAACTACCTCACCTGGTGTATTATATTTTGTTTTGTATGCAATGAATGGACTCTTAGCTCCTGAGTACTCTCTAAAGTCGTAACCTTCGAAACCACAAGGAAGTGCATCTACAGGTGCATCTTCATCCATTTCCAACATAATAAATTTAGACTTAAGTTCAAACTCTCCATTAGCAGTACCGACTTTCTTAGCTACATATCCATTTTCACCTGGACTCATTGTACAGTTAGTGAATTTCTCAATAACTACAGGGTTTGCATCTGTATCAAAGAAATCACGAACGATGATGTCGAACGTTGAATTAGCAAATGAGATGTTAGCAATAGAAATCTTAACTTGGTTGTTAGCTGCATTACCATCAGAAATTAAGATAAATCTAAATAGTCTATCAACTTGTGAACCTCTCAATTCTGAAACCACAAACGGAGTGTGTGGTGTTTGATATTGTTCCAAGTACCAACCGATTGAACTATTAGTTGCGTTATCTTCTCTTGCCGATGGAAGAGCAACTAAATCACAGTTAAGACCACGAATTTTACCTTTTCTATAACCTTCAGTTAATAATGAGTAATAAACCTCTTCCGCAAATAATGGGAACTCATTTCTACTCTTACCAAAGTTTGTACCACCAAATACTTTATTGATGTAGTTAGTATCTGATAAAGTGAACGATGTTTTGAATGTGAAGTTATCACCGTCATTCGTTACACCTGAAATACCAAATGAAGAATATGGGTTTTTCTGAACATCAGCATAATCACCTGAACAATCCATAATAACTTGTGAAACACCACTAGCCATGTAAACAGGACCACCATCGTTATTATCGTTGATACCTCTTGAACGAAGTGTTGCCACAACTACATCATTGTACTCAGTAAATGCGGTTGCGTTATACGATAACACTGAACCACTTAAAGTACCTGAGAAGTTACCACCACCTAAGTCTGTGAAGTCAGAGTTCATAACAACATTGAATGAAATACCTGAGTAATTATCTTGTGAACCTGGTTCGAAACATGCGTAGTACCAAGGGTCCATTAATGAATCGTCGTAATCCGCAACTGAATCGTATAGACCGTCAACAGATAAGAAGTTATTATCATCTGAAATAGTGTACCCAGCACCAGTAAATGAATTATACACAGCATCTGTAACCACACCCCATTGTGCACCTGTAGTAGCACTTAATGAGTTATCTAATATTAGACTGTGAACAAATGTTTGTAATTGACCCGACATTGTTGTTGAGTCACCATTGTATAATTGAATACTATCGTTAATGTAATCATTTAATGGAGATGAGAATGCCCCCGTGAACTCAACAGTACTTGTTGAACCTGTCGAACCAGTAAAGGTAACAGACCATGTAGAGAGAGTAGGGGTATCTAATGTTGAGGGGTCTAAGTTTGCTTGAGTTGTAATAGACCAAGACGGACCAGCATCGTAACCTGATAAACCTAATACTCTGGTTACAAATAATTGGTTTGATTGTTGTAAATACGCCTTCGCTATGTAAGCGGCTTCATATTTTGGAATCTGCGTGTTTACAAATTTTGTTGGATTTGTTCCTCCGAAGTAAGCTTGAAATTCGTCGAAGTTGGAGATGAATATAGGTTCGAATGCTGGACCCGATAAGGTCTCACCAACAATACCCATAGTAGTTACACCTACACTCTGTGCCACGAAACTCAAGTCTCTTTCTGATGTATAAACACCCGGAGAAACGAAAACTTTGTTTGAACTTGCCATGTTTTTTAATTTCTTAAGAATTTATTTTTATTATAAATATTTCGAAAAATCTTAAAAAACATTTACACCAGCCCTATATTTATCGATTAGGGAGAATTTTTTCTGCCTTTTTTCACACTAATATTATGAAAGACATAAAGAATATTAAGATATCTACAGAGGTTCACTCAACACTAAAAGAGTATTGTGATGAGAATGGATTGAAGATGTATAAGTTTTTGGAGAAGTTAATTATGGACAAATGTTCTCGTCCAAAGGATATCTACGGTGAATAAATTATAACAACTTAGCGGTTGTATATATTCGTGCTTCACCATCTACATCTTTATCTACAACGAACCTTACCAAGTCATTAGTATTGATTTGAATCTTACTCAAATCATCACCAACATAATTGTTGTTAATGTAAACTGAGAAACTATCTACATTATATGTTTCGTTCAAATATAAATCGGCAGTGTATCTGAAAGTTTCACTCAACTCATTGTTACCATCGACAAATAATAAATCTACAGGAAACTCGTTAGGGTTTTCAGGTTTTGGTTCAACCTTTCTCGATGAGTTAAGTTGTGACACTTCATACATTGTAAGTGCTCTTGAAATACCTGGACTTACTTCAAATTCTTCTTCATCCATTAAGAACCCTAACATTGTGAATTCATAGTTTTGGATGTAATACTTTCTTTTGTCAATGTCTAAGACAGACTCATCTGAAATGTTATTTAATATAATAGGAATGTAGTGACCCTTTATATTAGTATACGCTTGACGGGATGCAAAGTTTTGTAATACGTTTTTGTTGAATTCATTCAACGACCTCATTCTGTTTACAAACAGTTTAACATTATAAGTAATATCAACAGGAATAGGTTGAGGAATTTTATAGACATCAACACCTTTTCTTTGTCCGTCCCAAGTTGGTACTTTAGCATAATAAAATTGTTTTCTATTTGGTATAGTATATTGTAATGATGGGTTGGTACCATAAGGAACCTCAGGTTGTCTTACTGTTGACACAAAAGGTGGTTTCACGTTCTTATCCAAATCTTGGAAGTTCCATGTTTCAGTAAACTGAGCCCAATTCTGTGTGGTGATAATAATATCTACAGTAGGTATAACCTTACCATCCATAAATGTTTTCAAATCATTCTTAACGAAGTCCAACATACCACGGTCCAAATCTGCATGACCTATACCTTTTGGCAAATAAGTTCCATCCTTTTGAATATCTTCCAAAAGTTGTTCCCTTCTTGCAAGTCCCGTTTTATTAGGAATAAGGTCAAGTGTCTTTTTTATTTTCTTTGGTAATGCCATTAGATTCCGTTGAACTCATCATTTGATACCGGCGACGCAGTGATACTGCGGTAATATGGTTTATAACCACCATAAGTGTGCCTGTTATCCGAGGTGATACGACCGTCATCAACGACGGAATAGTATCTAACTCTATCTTCTTTTTCATAATAACCAATGTAGTCTCCGAACTCTATGTCCACACCCATCTCCTCTAAATAAGATTGATAGATACCGACTTTGAGATTACCAGGTTCAACCTGCCCAATCCTTGACGACCCCATAAACGCATTCGTCGGAGCTTCAATCTGAACATAACCCTTAAGTTCAACAGGTGCGTGATATTGTAC